CCATATTCGCCTCTCTTCCAATCTCAATATATTTATTGTACTATAATAGGTTTAGAATGTCAAGGGGGATTTTACTCCCCCCAAGATTTACCAAGAAGCTTGGTAGTAGTATTCCCGAGTTTCTTCTCCATCGGACAAGATTTCGGAAAAAACTTTGTAAGCATTTTCCACATCTTTCCAGTACCATTCGTCAATTTCATAGGTTCCGAAAAAGAAACCCTGAGAAGGTGGCATTAATTGACTGGCAAGACTGGTATCGTCGAGAATTGTTTTCAGTGTATCATGAATTTTCTTCAGTTGCTCATCATAAAGAAAAATTTTCTGACACTCATCAACACCACCAGCAAAATTGTTGACGATAAAAGTATGAAGTGCATTAAACTTTCGCCAATAGACAATTTCTTCAATAATAGTGCAAATACGTTCAGGACGAATCCTAGAAGGTTCACCGCCCTTAGTTACAGTGATATTCCACTTTTGCTCAGGAGTGTGGAAACTCCAGTTCTGAACGTAAGTTTCTTTGTAGAGATACATGTCTAGTCCCATAATATTATCACCTTTTAGAATGTTTGTCAATGAAAATTTTTGGTGCGCCCGGAAGGATTCGAACCTCCGGCCTTTTGGTTCGTAGCCAAACGCTCTATCCAACTGAGCTACGGGCGCAAATTTTAGATTTCGAGAAGTTTAACTATTCACCCTCTTCCACATCGGTAGGGTCTTCACAAACATCTCTTTCCACAAAAGATACATCTGGGAAGTAGTAGATTGTGTTATACGCACCAAAATTATCCCAGTGGATAGAACCCCAAGGATAATCAAGTTTTCGTGTCCCGAGTAGATAAAACATCGAAAACATCTCGTTGGAATCAGCAACAATACCCAGACAAGACTTTCCCATCATTCCACGTCCCGAATAAGATCTGACGGGAAATTCCAGTTCTTCAGCTAGCTTTTGAATGTCGCTCATAAATATATTATCTCACAATTTAGTTAATTTGTCAAGAATTTTTTGGTGCGACTGTACGGTAACGATCCGTATTCCCAGGATTAAAAGTCCTGTGCTTCACCATTAAAGCTTCAGTCGCAAATTTTGGTTGGCGCAGACGGCAGGGATCGAACCTGCATGTGTCCAATTACCCTTTCATCAGTTTAGAAGACTGAGGGGATACGTCTGCAAGAAATTTATTAATATCATCTATTGATTTTAGTATAACTATTTGGTGTGACGTAAGAGATTTGAACTCTTTCTTACAGATTCACAATCTATCGTGCTTGACCGATTACACTAACGTCACCACATTTAATCAGTGTGCTATTACGCTAAAGAATCCATGGTAGAATTGCCGATCTATTTCTAGACTTTATTCGGCCAAATAACAGACATTAATATTCTACAAAGATTATCTGTTATCCACGGTAATCTTTCAACCGTATTGACCGGAGCCACGATTCACTCTTTAAAGGATGGCTGCTTCTAAGCCAACCTCCTGATTAAAATATTTAGTACTCTTTTTGTAAACCTAATTCTCGGGCATCATACCATCCATCCATGTACTCATCAATCTCCACATCATTGAGATCGGTAATCATCTCACCCTTGTAGGTTCCATTAGGATACCAGTGAGGATTAATGGAACGACCGTAGTAAAAATCAGCCCCACCCCGATCATACAAACTACCATTTTTACTACGATCAAACTGAGGATCATCTTTAGAATAACCAAAAAAGTTCATATAATCATTATATCTTAAAAAATTCTAGAAGTCAACAATTTCTTCTGTTTATCACTCACTGACAGTAGTATTTCCAGAGACCAGAGTAGTATTTCCAGATACCAGAGCGTCTTTAGAGACCAGAGCGTTTCCAGAGACAAGAGCGTCTCCGAAGACCCGAGCGTCTCCGAAGACCCGAGCGTTTCCGTAGACCTGAGCGTTTCCGAAGACCAGAGCGTCTCCATAGACCCGAGCGTATCCGAAGACCCAAGCCTTTCCGGAGACCAGAGCGTTTCCAGAGACCAGAGCGTTTCCGAAGACCCGAGCGTTCTCGAAGACCCGAGCGTCTCCGAAGACCCGAGCGTATCCGTAGACCCGAGCGTTCTCGAAGACCAGAGCGTCTCCGAAGACCCGAGCGTTTCCGTAGACCCAAGCCTCTCCATAGACCTGAGCGTTCCCGAAGACATAAGCGTCTTCGCAGACCAAAGCCTCTCCATAGACCTGAGCGTTTCCGAAAACCTGAGCGTTTCCGAAGACCTGAGCGTTTCCGAAGACCTGAGCGTTTCCGAAAACCTGAGCGTTCTCGAAGACCTGAGCGTTTCCATAAACTACTGCATCAGGACCAACAAAAGCAGTGTCATCGACTGTCGCTGTATTCTCAACCCAACCTTTACCGTTAGGATGTTGGTGCCAAGTCTCTAGGGTTGCTTGAGGAAATAAGTCTTTAAGATGTTCGAAAGTCATTGTGTATCCTTATACTATATAGAATCAAAAATTTGTTTAATCGCAAAGACAAAAACGGAGATAAGAACAATTCCAATTAAGTGCATTTCGTTTCCTTGTAACCAACCCAACAGAACCATTATAGCGTACTGTCCTTCAGAACGCAAGGGATTTTGAAATTTTTATTCCCTTTATTTTCAATTACTTAGCTGCAAGTCATTCATTTTAAAGGGAATAAAAAATTTGGGATCTTGGTTCTCACCAACCAATATTATATAGTGGATCCGTTTCCATCGCCTGGATGGTCCAGGCGAGTTCGCAGATGGTTCCGTATACCCTGGGTATACCGCTAGCATCCGACGTCGCCTGTGACTCCTGGAAGCGCAAAAAGAATATTCTCTTTGTTTTCAATAGGTTGTAGTCAAGTAATTGAAAACAAAGAGAATATTCTTCTACGAAAATATTGCCTTCTTCGATTCGATACGTTATAATAGTTCTGTTGGGTTAATGATGATTTTAATTTCAAAAACACTTAACATTCGTGGATATAAAACTTCCGCTGACCGGGAACGAGCAATCAAAATGTTGAAGAAGATCGGTTTTTCGCACTTCATCAGATATCATGATACCCAGTCGGCGCACGCTCTTATGGTTGCAAAGGCGAAAATTTTTTCGCCAAATGCTTGACTATAAATAAGCACTATAGTAGAATTTAAATATGAAGAAAAGATTTGCTAATTCTAACGAGGTCTACTGGGGCACGGAACCAAATGCTAGAGAGTTCCCTCATCCGCTAGATCCGAAGTTCAATAATCATCTTCTTGCCGCAATTAATTGGTACAATTATTCGGCGTCTCTTGAGAAAAAGAAGTATTGGTTCATGAAGTGGGTTCGGGATACCAAACCGACTGCTAATGCAGATGCGATTGAGTTGATACACGATGGCGCATTTACGACCGCCGGAACGATCGCTCGACTCTATTCTCTTGGGATCACGGAGTCAGATTATCTTAATCGTAAATTGCAAGAATGGGTTGAAATCTTCACGCAGAATGGATCTAAGATCCTCGCTTCAAAGCAAAAGAAAGCTGGACTGAAGAAAATTGACGTCAATGGTAAGGATCAGGTTCTTGTTCATCTCTCCGGACTCATTGAATCTGTAGTTGACGATTTCATTTCGTCTGGCATGAAGAAGATTAATTTCGATATGTCTGAGTGGATTATCAAGAATAATCCTTCGGCTCAGCATCTTGCGGCGATTCGTGAGCGTTGGTTTCCTATTATGGAGGAGTTGCTTAACGAATCTGGTGACGAGGATTTGGCCGAGGCTTATTCTCACTTGACCGACAAGCAGGTTGAGAAGTTCATTGAGCTTCTTCTTGATATCGTTACTTCTAAGAAAGTTCGCAAGGCACGAACTGTTCGTAAGCCTCGTGCCAAGTCGCCGGATAAGATGGTAAAGAACGTAAAGATCGCTTCTTCTGATCCTGAGACTGGTGTGAAGTCTGTTGAGCCAAAATGTATTCCCGGCTCTTCTGCGGCTCTTGTTTGGAACAAGAAGTATCGGATGCTTGGTGTGTATTTTGCTGAGGATGGTAAGGAACTATCTGTTAAGGGTTCTACAATTATCAACTTCAACGAAGAGACTTCTTTCATGAAGAAAGTTCGCAAGCCTAATGAAGTTCTGCCGAAAGCAGTTACTTCTACGAAGCCGCAAATTAAGAAATTGATCGATAGTCTTTCTTCTAAGTCAGCTAAAATGACTGGCCGTTTGAACTCCGAAACTTTGATTTTGAAAGTTTACTAAAATAAATAAATCTATAAGGAATATGACTACACATAACGAAACTATTAATTTCTTGATCCTTCAAGGATGGGAATATGATCCGAATATGCCTGATGGACAAGTTTTCCGCCTATATAATGTCGATCTTGATTGGGAAGATCGAGAGTGGTATACAATTCAAGAAGCTCTTGATATTGAGAAGATGAATAACCCAGATGAGTTTCGAGAATTCGAATTATTGGATTCGCTCGACAACCGCTATCTTACTATGGTTTCTAATTACATGGATTCATAATTGTAATTTCATAATAATATGATTATTGGATGGATTATAACCAAATCACATTCTTCTGGTATATCTGAATTTCTAGTTGATAGTCCGCTCCGTACAGAAAATGGCGTCTATGAATCTTATTACTTCAGTAAGAAACATTCAGACGCCACTATATTCAGAAAGAAACCAGAAATACTAATGCATACATTATCAGCTAATATTGATTCTAATACTTTAGAATTGGTTCCTGTAGAATGTTATTTTTAAGATAAGAAATTAACCCAATTCTCAATATGCCTCGACCAGTCATAGTTCTCTTTTGCGAACTCCTGGATTTCGAGGCATTTCTTTTTGTATGCTTCTGAATCTGATGTATAATATCTAATCTCTTCAGATAACTTCTTTTTATATTCTTCTTCTTCCAATGGAAGAAGAATGCCGCCACCACGTGGTCCATTCTCTTCAAAATAACCAACTGGTGTAGAGAGAACTAATCTTCCAGCAGCAGCAGCTTCCATAGATGGTAGACCTGCCGATTCTTCGATGGAAGAAACTGCAAGAGCATCAATTGAATTGTAATATGCTGGCATACACATCCAGTTGTAGAAATTATGTTCTACAAGATTTACTTCTGGAACATTAGTAATAGTTTCTTTTACAAGATGACCTCTTTTAATTTCTACATTAAAGAAATTCTTAGTTTCTCTTGCTCCACCATATCCTATCTTCTTAAGAGAGGAAGAAGGTTTCCTATAAAACATATCAAAGTGAATGCCAAAAGAAACAACATCTGGTATTCTGTTGATTCCGAATTCTGATGATTTCGTTTTCAAGACATTAGAAACAACTCCAAACTTATAGATCTGATCGTAAAATCCATTTCCAAAATCTCTCTTGGCCAAAAGCATGTCCCATTGCCCATGAGCAACTGTTGCGATTTTATTTCCAGGAATACCGCATCTATTAAGATGTACAACAGCATCAGGCATTGTAACAAATAAATCATATGATTCGTTCAACAATTTAAATTCTTCGCCAGAATATTGTTGAGTCCAATCTAGAAGATTTGCTATAATTCCATACCTATATAACTCTTTTGAAAGAGCATGATGGATGGACCCGAAAGCCCATCGATTTTGAGTGTAGAATATAACCTTTCTCATTATACATTACCATTTAATTCTGCTTGTGTTTTGAATCCTTCAGTTACTGCTTTTTGCATCCACTCATACATTAATGGAATCCCACCATTTCCAGCGGTTGCATGTTTATCACCACCAAGTTCCCATCCCTTCAACGATCCCCACATTTCTTTATTTGATACTGGATGTGGTGGGACGAACGTACCTGCATTTGTATACTTTTGGATCATATGAGAGAAATGAATATCTTCTCCAACCAAATAATTGTGAGTAATCGGAGGAAGTTCTCTGAAGAAAACAGACAACATGTCTCTATGAAAGAACCAGGAATGTCCTACGATATCGACCTGTGTAGTTGTATCACGTGGGCCATCCCATCCAACACGTTCTTTGATTCCATATGCGGCCCCAGGAATAAACAAAAGACCTATAGTTCCCAACAAACCTGGATGCTTTTCGTATGTCTGTAAACAATTTTCAATCCATTGAGAACCAGGAATTGTATCATCATCAAACACACAAACCCAATTGGTTCTTGCGTTCAATGCATATGTGAATCTAGACCAAACACCAAAATTAGTGTTGCAGAAAGCGGAGACGCATGATGTCGCCGCCTCTCTATCATATTGAACACCGTCTACTGAATTCTGCCAGTAGAATATATTAGTTGACTTCACTGTTTGTCTATTGACTGCTTCGATCTGAAGTCTTAAATTTTCTGGTCTTTTATAACCATTAAGAATTACTGTATAATCTGAACTCATATTAACCCCACACACAATACTTATTAGAATATTCTGAGACGCCTATTGCATAGCATCTTTTGTTTTTGACATCGTTATTTAACCAACGATCTATAGTGGAACCAACATCAATATATGTATTTGATTTATTATCATTCCATAATTGATGTGCAAGTATATTTCCAAGAGGACCACAAGAGAATAAGAACAACTTATTTTCGTGTTTCTTCTGTTTCAATTCTTCCACTAAATGAAGATCGTCCACCCAAGCGTTATATCCAACACCATAAAATTCTTGAACCTTGAACGGAAGAAGAGACACATCAGAGTTTCTATTTGCAACAAGAATGATATTGTCTTTCTTTTCGAATTCTGGAATTATGTGTTCTAAGAAATATGGATAATTTGCGTTGACAAAAAGATTTGCAAATGTTAGGTGTTCTTGATCTTGTTGTGATTCATAAACCATCTGTTGATGTGCTTGTCCTTGACAGCAAGGACAAGAGATACCAACGAAATATCCTGGATCTTTAAATCTAAATGATTCGATTAACATGTTTATGCTGTTTGCAGCTTGATCATTAATAAACCATTCTCCGTTTCCAGAAGCACAATTCACTCTACACATAGCAAGCCATTCGCCGTCTGCATATTTAGAAAAAGCAAATTTCTCACTAAGTTTAATCTTATTATAAAATTTAACTATTTCTAATCTAAAGTCTTTCATATTCATTTCTATACCTTTCAATAAAATCTGAGCAAATTCCAGAACAACGTCCAACATCTTCATTATGTATTTCAGGAAGTACAGCGATTGAATTAGCTATCGGTTGTTTACCAGGATATACCCAAATATATCTATCAGAAGTCAGAGTCATTGTATCCGTTTCATGCCAAAACCAATTGAAAGAAATAAGCTGACTGAAATATTCAACAGCTTCTTTGTTCTTGCAATGAATCCAAAGATTATCTTTATTTTGTTTAAACCAATCGATATTCATACCATATTGTGGTTTATCGTGTCCTAAATATAAATTACCATCTTCACACCAAACATCTACTTCTACATCGTATCCTTTTTCAATTGCGCTTAATATATAAGTTGGTTCATTTTCATAAGACTCAAACTTACCATTCAAATTTCCACGATGCGAAATATAAATCATTATTTATCTATCCCCAAATGTAAATGTAAAGTTATTTGGATATCTACGACTCATTGGTTGATCTTCAAAGAAGAATGCTTTGTTGAATGAAGAAAATATATCAATCAATTCATTTCTTTGATAGCACTCAGATGCATCTGGATTAATTTGAAAATAACCAGATTTCGAATTTCTAATTATCTTGTTCAGATATTCTTCTTGTGTTTTCTTTTTTAATTCTGAAAATGCATAGTTACTCATCACAAAGTCATATTCTTTCAATTCAACTTTGCCTAAGGTTGTTGTTTTAACTTCTACACCATGCTTAGATAGATATTTCTTCTGAAGGAGGTTTGTTGTTTCTAGATCTAGAATTGTGTAGCTCTTGAAGTTAAAGAACTTTGAAAGGATTAAACATTGACCACCATATCCACCACCAATTTCTACAACATCTTTATTTTCAAGATTGAATCCTTGTGATAAAATATCCATCAAGACCTTTGTATATCTTAATGTTGTTGGAGAAACATCTCCAAATATTGGATAATTAAACTTGATTGGACCGCCATATAAATCATTGGACTTGATTAGTTCAACGTGTTGAATTATCTTCCCGAGAAGTTCTGTGGGATATCTAATTATAATATCCAGATATTCTTTTCCAAGATCATAATCTACATGTTCCAGAATATGTGTATAAGTTTGATTGGTTTTAAACGAGTCGAAGAGAACATCATGCTCTGCAATTAGTTTACATATTTCATAATAATTCAATTTAACTGGGTCTAGATTAGACCAACCTTGTAATGATTCGCTCATATATCCTCATTTATTTTGTAAGAAATTATTAAGATCTTCTGGTGTTCCAAGACCCCACATTTTTTCTATATTATAAGTTCTAATTCTTTTGTTATCTTGAATTGCTTCATTGAAGGCGGGGCAAACATAGAACTCATTATTGATACGAATATTTTTAGCGATCATTTGTTCAGCATATTTCACATAGTCTGAACCTCGTTTCCAATAATATATTCCAGCAGTTGCTATATTAGAAATAGGTTTTTTCTCAGCAACTTCTGTTACATATCCAGAGTCATTCGTTTTCACGAAAGACCACTTTGGATGTGTTGAGTTGAAAGTTACTATACCGCAATCATTATTTTGTTCAATCATTTTATACATGAAATCGTTTGAATCCCATTCAATAAACTGATCTGAATTTGCCATCAACAACGGTTGATTGTTGTCAATCAAAGACTTCGCTAACAACGTTGTGCATGCAGCACCTTCAGTTAAACCATCTACCTCAATTATACTACAATTCGGAGTGATTAGATTTAAAAGTGTGTCTAGATTATACTTTTCTCTATGCGACTTCTGAACTACATATATGTAGTTTGCTTCTACATTCAAGTTCTCAACAACAACTTGAATCATTGGTTTACCATTAACATCAATTAATGGTTTAGGGAAAGAGAATCCAGCGGATTCAAATCTAGAACCAGCACCTGCCATTGGTATTAAAACATTCATATTATTACCTTGCCACTTCACTTTCATTTCGTTATTATTTTTATTTATGGCTTCTAGAATATTTGAGATTGTAACATCTTTAGAATTATTGACTCGAAGGATTTTTGCGCCGGATCTGGATGCTGCTAATAAACCTATTGGTGAATCTTCGATAATCAATGTTTCTTCTGGAAGAACGTCACATGTAATCATTGCGTACCAATAAATGTACGGATATGGTTTACATTTTGTTACATGTGAATTTGAGTATATACAGTCAAAATACTTCTTAATACCAAGCATTTCTGCAATAGAATTAACAGTTTCTTTTATTGAATTAGAACAACATGCTAATTTGTAACCAGATGCAGATAATGATTCTAGAGTTATTATTAATTCTAAATTTGGTTCAATTTTTGAAACTGCGTCTATTGTTAACGTCTGTTTTAATTTCCAAATTTGATCGTGGAATCTCTCTGGTAAGTTCTTATTTTTTGTCAACAATTTGAGTTTGTCAGAAGTTTTCAAACCATCATAGATTGTAAGATGTTCGGATTCTGTTATAATAAATTGCGAACCAGCGATCATAGTGATTGATGCGTTAAGAGTTTCGTAATGAATATGTTTGGTGTCTATCAAGACACCATCTAAATCAAATGCTATCAATTTAATCATCTAATTCCTCTTAAATTTAAATCAATTTTAAATTCTTTCAACATATCAAATAACATAGGATATTCGGAAATATTCCATTTGCCAGCAACACAAGCAGTTGCTATGTATGGAAGATATACTGAATCAAAATGACCGCCAACAGAGTTGCCTTTTTTGTTAGTACATAATCCTATCTTATTTAGTTTCTTGAGGAATGGTGATGTCTCTGGTTCGTTTCTAACTGTTTTTATTTCGCACGATTTAACTAAATCTAGAAGAACTGTTCTTCTCCAAATAGTTGCTTGAGTGCTAAACAAATAATATTCGTCTGGATGTATTACATATAATTTATCGTCATAATCACATAACTTATATGCTCCAGACTGTAACAATCTTATGAATCCTATGTTTCGATCCAAGTCCATTTTGACTAGAGAACTTGAAATGAAGTTAGTATCTATATCAGCATACGGAATATAATCTTCTAACATAAACAGAATATATTCATCTGGTATCTTTTCTAAAGCATATTCAAGTCTTTCTGAAAACAGCTGGTTATCGTCATATTGAAATTGATAAATTAAAGAATCGTCTTCAATAAAATAATTTGACACCGCAACATGTCTTAAACCAACATGCTTCTGCATTTTAGCAGAATATAAAGGCCAAATATCTTTACAATCAGAATGAGTATGAGTCAATACACATAAGTTATTCATTTTCTTTTCTCACAATCAATAATCCTGCATTCAATCCATCGATACAAGCGGACACGTATCAACAAAATTATCTAAATTAGTATTATATCTAAAGTGGATTATTTTCATAGATTAATTCCTGGATAAAACTTTGTCAACCAATCTAGATTTTCTCGCTCAGGATGTTCTTGATACCAACCTTTTCCTTCGTAAACATCCATTACCATCTGGAAATACTCAAGATACATTTCTGCTACTCTATCTGTTGAGTAGTTAGCCATTGCCCAATCACGACAGAATTTAGGATTAATCTTGTCGATATTCTTAGCAGCCCAACAGAATTGTTCGAAAGTTCTACAACGATAACCAGTTATCGAATGCAAATTGTACTCTGCGAAAACACCCCAATCAGTTGTGATAATTGGACAACCAGAGAACATAGCTTCCATTGCTGCACCACCGAAAGGTTCGTTGAACATCGAAGGTAAGAAGAATCCTTTTGCCTTCGACATTAATTCTTTTCGACGATCAGTATTTGCATAACCGATATGTTGAATCTTATCAGTTTGCTTATATCCGTGTTCTTCTAGAGAACCTTGTCCAGCAATCTTAAGATTTAAACCTAACTTATCGCAAACTTGATAAGCAATATCAATTCCCTTGCCAGGATAGACTCTTCCCAAGAATAAGAAATAATCTTCTTTTTCTTCAGAGTAAGTAAAATCTTCTGGATCAAAGTAATTAGGAATTACAACATGGTACCAATCTTCTTTACATTGTGCGACTGCTTCTTTTCCACCTATAGCTGATCGAATAGCATAAGACTCGAAGATTCTAAACTTAGCAAACTGACCATCAGCATAACCGATACCTGGTTCTACTACAATAATATCTGGATGGAAAGCGTCGCAGATTGGCTTATGACCCCAACCCCAGAAAGGTAAAAGAAAATCAGTCTTGGTCTTTCTCTTAGCGATTTCTGTAATTGCGTTCTTATAAAAAGTTTGATAAGCATGATCTTTCATATCAAACTTAAAGAAAGACTTTCTCCAATCATAAGAACCATAAGCAATCTCTAAATCTTTATTCGTTGTAACAGTGATATGTTCTGTACAATTTACAATCGAGTCTTCGTGACCATAATGATAAACAGTATGACCACGCTTTGTCATCATATCACAGAATCTTCTTGCTTTTGTCGTATAAGCACAAGCTGAATATTCTTTATTTGTGACTGTATGTGGAAGCCCTAGAACGTGGAATGTATATTTTTTATCGACCATATTAAATCCTTTGTGTCAAAATTCAAATTTATTTATATACCTTCTTACGTTTGATTACAAATTAATTATTTCCCTTTAAAATATCTATCTCATTTTCGAGAATATCAATCTTCCCTTTAAGATCTTTGATTGAATTAATAAGAGCAAAAGTTATAGCATGGCCACTATAATTGTACAGATCAACTTCAGGCCCATCTTCTTCTAACTTTCCTTTGAAAGTTCCGACACATTCTGGAAATATCTGCATTAATTCTTGAGCAATAATAGAAATATGTTCTTTACCGTCAGCAGTAAATCCAGCCTTTCCGTTATACTCATATTTAATAGGACGAACTTGACATATTTCAGTCAGTCCTTTTTGGTAGTCACCTTTAACTGTCTTAATACGTGAATCAGATGCGATAGTCCAGGTGTTTGTTGTAGGTTTAGTTGCAGAGTCTAGTGAGAGAGTTAATTGAGAACCAGGAGAAGTTGTACCGATGCCCACGTTGCCAGCGGTGGGTTGTAAAATAACATTCTTGGTACCAGAACCACTATAATTGCTGTTGATATGAATATCGCCTCGGCTGTTACCATATGTAGACAACTGAAGTGTACCCGAGCCATAGGGACCATAGTCAAAATTTTGGGTAGTTAGAGACAACATTCCAAACATAGTGGCGGACGCTTCAACTGTATTATTACCTAAAAGAATATTCGGAGAAATAGATGATAGATACATCTGGGTGTTCGCTCCACCATCTATGTGTAGTTTTCTAATCGGACTAGTGGTACCGATGCCCACATTGCCATTAGATAATATACGAACCTTTTCTCCATTACTCGTATAAAATGAAATAGGATGGTTAGTGGTGGTACCAAACGCAAGTTGTGTATTACTACTCACACTCCGCATTATACCTCTCAAGGTGCTTCCGTCTGGCGAAGAAACCATAATTCCTTCAGTATCTCCAGTAACATGTAATACATCCTGAGGGCTATTAGTTGCTATACCAATTCTACTTTGAACTAAAAGTCTAATATCACTGTAAACCAATCCTATAGTTCCAGAAGTTGAAGAGGTAGAACTCATATCAGTATAAGTCATTCCTCTTTTAGTTTCAGTAATAGTCACCAACAATGTTTTCGTGTTTCCACTGGGATTATAAACGCCAATGCCATATTTAGTTGATGATACTTGATAAACCACAGGATAATAAGAACTGTTCGATCCATTATCAGCGCCATCGCCATGTCCACGACCCATAGATGAAGGTGTTAATCTATAAAAATTACTTCCAGAAAAAGAACTGGATCCAGTTTGTAACAGATAATATGAGGTGCCGCTATGTGCCGCAGTCTCGCTGCTGATTTGAATTTGGACTGCCACATCTCCTTCAGTATCTTCGTATTCAGCAAGTTTAAATAATTGAGTAGAAGTTACAGTTTTTTTGAAGACTCTTTGGATCGCAGCACCATTGTCTTCAGTTGTAGAAGAAGAATCAAATAGTAACGATCCCGATCCAGATCCTGTTGCACCTATGAATCCTTGAATGCCTGTTGCGCCAATAGATCCAGTAGCACCAGTAAATCCAGATCCTGTTGCACCTACGAATCCTTGAGAACCAGTGGCACCTATTAACCCTGTTGCACCAGTAAATCCTTGAGAACCACTTACTCCTGTTGCTCCATCAAATCCAGATCCTGTTGCTCCAGTAAATCCTTGAGAACCACTTACTCCTGTTGCACCTATGAATCCTTGAGAACCACTTACTCCTGTAGCTCCATCAAATCCAGATCCTGTTGCACCTATGAATCCTTGAATGCCTGTTGCGCCAATAGATCCAGTAGCACCAGTAAATCCAGATCCTGTTGCACCTACGAATCCTTGAGAACCACTTACTCCTGTTGCACCAGTAAATCCTTGGATACCTTGAGAACCACTTACTCCTGTTGCACCAGTAAATCCAGATCCAGTAGCACCAGTTAATCCTTGAATACCTTGAGATCCAGTAGCACCAGTTAATCCTTGAGAACCGCTTGCTCCTGTTGCTCCAGTAAATCCTTGAATACCTTGAGAACCAGTAGCACCAGTTAATCCAGATCCAGTTCCAGATCCAGTAGCACCAGTAAAACCTTGCGGTCCTTGTATACCTGCTGTAGAGACTCTTATAACTTTAATATCTGGCATAGTTACCTCGTTGCGTTTGGACGTACATCAGCGATACCCTCTAATATTCTTATTACAGAAGAACCAGATGATAACTCTACATCATAAACATATCTACCTGGTTTGAAAGTTGCAGTTTGATTTGCTGTTGCAGATATTGTTATCTTACCATCTGTTGGCGGCGAATCGATAGATACTGTTAGAGTATATACATTAAAATCTGAATAATATGATTTTCTTATTTTACAAGCTGCAGTATAACCAGTTAAATTAAAACTTGCCCCTGTATCATCATCGATCGACATAGTTGTTGAAAATGTTGATCCAGATTCTATTAGTAGATTTATATATCCTGCTGGCATTTTTATTCCTTAGAAGTTATTTAGTATTCTGTTATGGTTGTACTAATATCATATGAATCATCTCTATTTGCTGTTATTGGATCAACTGCAATGGTGACTGTAGTTAATTTTTCTGAATTATTCGTACCTAAATCATTAAGATCGTAAAAATTAGTAACAGCAGTTTTAATAATTTTAGAATCTGTAATTGGAGGATAAATCCAAGCATTAGCCATAAATGTAAGCGTCCAAGTTAATATTCTATCTTCATCTACAGTTCCTTCATATGTATCTTCTTTTGAAACGCTAGTAAGAGATATCTGCACATCTCTCTTTAAATTTAAAGAAGAAATATCATTTAAAGTTAATGCATAAAATGGCGTAAAATAAGGTAGGATTTGCTCGATAATTTGTAATCCATCATCAATATATTTAACATAAAGATTAAGAGTAAATTCAAAATTATATGGGATTGGATTATAATGTGACTTGTAACCTGATGTTAGAGTTGCTGTTCCTGTTCCAACTGATGTTAAATCCAAACCAGTTCCTGCTTCTGCAAGCACTTTTGTTGTAGCTAATTTAATAGAATTATTATTTACAACTACAACGTAATAAGTATTATTATTTGTTAATCCGCCGATAACTGTTCCGGTCCCTCTTGAATAAACAACGGAAGATCCAGTTTTCAAATTATGTGAAGGAACTGTAATAATATTAGTTGTAATATTTACTGCAGTGCTAGCATTAAAAGATATTGCTGCTGCTGGAACATAAACATTTTTTCCGACAGTTTGTTGTTTTCTAGTCGAATCGTATGTCATTCCTGTTAATTCAAAAGATAATCTAGGAAGCGATATTTTAACATCAATCTGTCCTTCTCGCCTCTGAACATCTTGTTGCTGTAACATAGTGATAGTCTTATCGCCAGATCCGTATGCCAAAGGAACTTTAATATTTTTCTCAACAGAACCGTCGGTATTATATCTTACAATATTGATATTATTGAATAGAGATCCAAATGCTGCTGTCAAATTTCTAATTGATGAGAAATAAAATGGTGCTGTTGTTAACATTATGGGTTACCAAAAGGATTTGATTCTGAGAAATTAATAATACTATTTGAAATTTGCTGTATTTCAGTATTTTTAGCAAACGAATCCATAATACCAGTTGCCCCATCATTACCAAAGGCTATTTGCGCTTCATCTGCTTCTGTTCCAGTATCAATAGTTTCATTAGAGTATTTAAAGGCTTCACAAGTTAGATTGAAGAATTGTCTCGTTCCTAGTGGATAAAGAGGGTTCTTATCATCAACGAACTTAATTTCAAATAGAGTTTTTGAGTTAGGATATAAAACCAAATCACCTTCAACTGGCAGAGACTTACCTATTATATATTCAAATCTTTCTCTTGAAACAACAAGAGTTAATCTATCTCCCATACTAAAACCAAATTTCGAAATAAGAGCACCATCACCTTCGAACGCTTCATAATTTTGAATATACATTTCAATTGTATAATTTCTTTCAAACTTAGATAAATAATCTTCTCTAAATAACTCGTCTAATTTTACAATTGTTCTTGGTAAATAAATGAAATCTGTTCCACCAATTTGTATTGATTCGTTC